CTTGAGGTACAGCAACACGAAGATGGCCACAAGCGCGGCGATGATTCCGATGACGATGAGCACCGGAGTGCTCAGTGCACCAAGCACCGCCAGCAACGGAGCGAACAGGAACTTCAACAGTGGCGTCAGCGCCTCGGCTGCGATGCTGAACTTCTTGAAGAAGCCAACAACAGTAATCAGCGATCCGGCCAACGTGAGTGCGGCTGCGGCTGCGGCGAGGAACAGCCCCACGTTCTTCTGTGTTTCCGGGCTCATGTTGCTGAACGCATTCACGAGCTCAGTGACGTGGTCCACAACCTTGCGCACGAAGCCGAGGAACGGTGTCCCGGCTGTGATCAGCAACGTTTCAAACGAACCCTTCAACTGCTCAATGGACCCCTTGAGGTTGTCCATCTTCTTTGCAGCGACGTCGGTGGCCTTGACCTTGCCGATGGCCACTTGCAAGTTGTCGAAGCCTTCGGCTCCGGTGTTGGTGATGATGGCCGCTGCACGGATGGCGTCACTACCGAACAGAGTTTCGAGTGTGAGTGCCTTCTGTTGCTCGGTCTGCCCTGCCAACGCAGTGGAGAGCTCACCAGCAATATCACGCAGCGACTTGATCTTGCCCGACGCATCGAAGAACTTGTTTGCGCCGTCCTCGGTGACCAGCCCGAGCTCTTTGAACAGAGTGATCTGCTTCTCAGTTACCGGCTGCAAGTTGGCGAGGAACGTCTTGAGCGATGTACCGGCGTCACTGCCTCGGATGCCTGCGTTGCCCAGCGCAGCAATGCCCAGCGTCAAATCATCGAAGCTCAGACCGACAAGGTTCGCAGTAGCACCCGCTTGCTGCATCGACAGACCGAAGTCACTGACGTCAATGGCGGATGCGTTCGCTGCACCTGCGATCAAGTCAGCAACATGCGGGAGATCCTGCGCTGCCAGGTTGAACTGGTTCATCGCATTGGCTGCGATGGTGGCAGCTTGCGGTAGGTCAATCTCACCGGCCGCTGCGAGCGCCACGGTGGCGTCGGCTGCACCGTTCAGTGCGTCCTCTACAGTCAGCCCAGCCTTGACGAGCTCCTCAATGGCGTTAGCTGCGTCTCCGGCCGAGAAGACAGTGTCGGCACCAAGCTGGAGCGCCTTCTTGCGCACCTTCTCCAGTTGGTCTTCAGTAGCGCCACTGACAGCACCGATCTTGCTGATCTGTTGTTCAAACGTTGCAGCCTTGCTGATTGCAAGACCGAACCCTGCGAGCCCGGCAACGCCGACGGCTGTCATTGCACCGCCAACCAACAACAGCGAGCTCGCTGCGCTGCCAGACTTCTTCTGCAGGGTCTCGCTACCGACGGCAGCCTTGGCAAAGGCAGCCTCAGCATCACCAGAGTCGATTACGATCTTGCCCCTCGCTGTACCGAGATCGTAATCAGGCATCCGCTTACCTCGTGGTCGCTACTGGTGTTGCATACTTCGCTGTCTCAGGATTACCTTCCAACAGACGGTGCAACAGCACTTGCCTGCGGCCACTGGTTTCCTTTGCGTTCTTGCCTTCCACTTGGTCTAGTTCGTTCTCAATAAAGTTGCCCCACATAGCGCACGCTTCGTCGAAGCAATACGCCACGTAGCTATTGCTGATCTGCAACAGCGAGCTCGGGCGACACTGGAACTGCTTCGCCTGCCGGAACAGATGAAACAGCAACGGCCTGTTCCTTACGAAACTGTTCTACGTCGGACGTACCCCCAACCGCCCATTGGAAGATGAACATCTTGTCGTCCATCTCAATCTCGTCGACATAAAGCTTCTCCGGGTCCCGGTCCTCGCCCTCCGCAGGCTCTGGGTGGAGCTCGGGTGAAATGACGCAGTACAACACAACACGATCATACAACCCGGTAATGGATTCAAGGTCTTCCATGGTCACGTGTGCCATGACTTCCTTGACGTCCGTCACCTCGCCCTTCATCGCTTGCTCAACGATGGGCATCAAGTTGTTGGGAATGAGCCCGCCCTTGATGAATGCCTCCATGCCCGGACGGCGCACGAGCGCAACGTGTCCGGACGGCACTTCAAGTTCAAACTCGGCTCGGGTCTTCTTCCAGACCGCTGCATTGGTAACCGGCTTCTTGGACTTGGGCTTGCTCATGTTTGGCCTCCTGTGGGCTCCTGAGCGCTTGCACTACGGAATGACAACCGCAGTTTCGTTGTGGATGAAGTCGTACACACGACCGAGCGGCGTGACTTCGAGCGAGCCGTAGCCCTTGCCCGAAGCAGACGTCAGCCAGAAGCTGGAATCTGCGAGTTCGCCTTCCAGCGAACCGTCAGCCTTGCAGCGGTAGATGAGCACGTGGAAGTCCCCACCGTTGTCGGAGATCGAGCGTCCCTCGATCTTGAAATATGGACGGGAGTCGGTCTCCAGCTTGGTGTACGTCTTCTTGGCGTTGGGCGTGACGCCTGAGGCGACAACAGCACCACCAGCCATAACCACGTACGCATCCACGCTGATACCGCCAGATTCCAGGTCCCACTCAACGTGCGGACCGGAACCGTGTGACGCCTGGATGACGTCATCGCCACGGAGCTCCTCGAAGTCCTCAGCCTCTGCGAAGGTGAGCTTGCGAGATGCGGGCAACGTGACAGCGGCACCCGGAGTGACCCCGTCGGCGCTCAGCGGCGTCAAACGAATCTGACGCATACCGAACGGCAACGCCTTGCTAGCGAGAGCCATCTCTGGCACCCTCCTTCGGTTCCGAGTACTTCTTTGTTTCCACTAGATCGCCGGTGTATTTGTTGAAGTAATGCAGGACAACCACTCCGTCACGCTTGCCACACCACCGGCTCTTGCACACGACCTCTAGGAGATCATCCTCGAGGATGCCGTGCAGAATGTGGCTACCGCAACGGAGCTCTTGCACTACGCCTCTCCGCCGTTGTCTTCGAGCTCGTCGTCTGCGGCGACTTCTCCTACGAAGCCTGCATTGTCCGGCTCTGACTCAACTTCTTTCCAGTTGTCCGGTTCCGAGCGCAACAACACAGCGCCAGCAGGCTCGCTGACTTCCACTGTCAGTTGCGCATCCGTCATGCCGATGTCACAGACGAGTTCCATGGGCGCTTCGCCGGCGAGACCAGCCGCTTCCCAATCATCTGCAGACATCCGCCGGATGGTGCGGCTTGGACCTGTCCACTTGAGCTTCATCACACCACCTTGATCGGAAGGACTGTGAGCGTGGTGACCCCGGAGTAGGTCACGACGACCCGTCCGTTTGGATCATTCCATCGACTGAAGTCCTTGAACGGACCGATGAGCCGCTCCCCTGCCGCTGGCACGACAACCGCCGTGTCAGCGTTGTAAGCAACATTCGCTTCTGGTCCGGTCGTACCCGTCGGACCAAGTGCGTCGAACGTGACCGTGATTGAAGCACCGCTTGCATTCTTGACGTAGAAAAACGTGAGTCCGTCGTTGGGGAACGAGTCGCCACCGCCAGCCGCAGCTACCGCAGTGAATGTCGCTCCTGCCAATGTCGGACTCGCAACAGCGAGAACTGCCATTACGAAACACCTCCAAGAAGCCGGTAGCTTGAGTTCCGGGTGATTGTCTTGTACGTATCATCTGCAAGGTCACCCGAGTCACCTTGCCACGCACACGCTAATGCCCCTACCACTGCCCCGACGAGTATGCCACGAGCAACAGCGAGCACCTCTGTGATGCGTACGTACGAGCCGGGCTCGTCGTGCACCCACAAGCTCATGAACTGGCTTGTGATCTCTGGTGCATCCGCATGGTTGAGCTCGGGCGTCTGGAGCTCAAGGCGAATGACCATGAACGGTTTCACATCCGGCACAGCTTCAACAGCGCCGCTGCCGTAGATGCTCTCAACAGGAATCACGTCAGTGATCGCAGTGGAGAACGTAAGTGCGTCGTACGCCCAACCCCGCCAGTCCATCAGCCTGCCACCCGGTTCATCGTGCCAAACAACGCACGAAGCTCGGTCATGACACGTGGCCCTTCATGCTGTAGCGTCGGAGTGATCACTGCGTACTGTCCGCTGTGACGCACCTCCAGCCAAATGCCGTAAGGAACCGTGTGATACATGACGATGGCGTTCTCTCCAGCACCGTTCACGCCCTTGGCGAACAGTCCTTGACGTGCGTTGCCGGTGCGGTCGGTCCACGGCGCAGTGTTGCGCATATGATCTTGAATCTTGTCCGCTTGGTAGCTGGTGAATGCCTTCAGTGCTCCGGCCAGCTTGAGCGGTGCCTTCGCTATTCCGGGCGTAAGCGAGTCAAACGTGAAGATGAGCTTGGCAGCACCGGCCATTAGCTCTCCTCATAGACGTCGGCGCTAACACGCCACTCAGGAAGACGACTCACTGCCACTACCTCATGCATGATGCCGTCAATCTCAAACTTGTCGTAACGCTGGAGATCAATCTGAGGAAGTGCAATGATCGTGGCGTTAGGAACAACAACCTTGCCATCCGCAGTAGTGCGTTCCGTTGTTGCGCTGAGTCGTCCGATGCCGACCTTGCGCACAGTCTGCGGAGGGAGGGAGGAGCCGGTAACCCACTTGAATCCACCCTTGCCATCCGACTGACGACGGCGGCGCTGCACCACAATGTCCACCGGCCGCTCTGACACAAACTTCTGTGTCTGCAACAGATGGATTCTGGTGTCCAGCGCCATCATTGCCTCTCGATCTGCTTCACACGCACACGGTTAAGCACGGGCGTCGGGTTGTCCGTTGCGTATTGCTGGTCGTACCAGTAATCCGCCATTGCGAGGCAATGCTTGTGCAGGTCGCTGTATGCGTGACTCGCACCGGCTTCGGTTGTGTTCACGAGCTCTGCAGCTTCCGCTGCCTTCTGCTCCCACACCTTGGCGGAAGCTCCGGCGACACCGAACGAGTCGATGAGCCCATCCAACGTGGTGTCGGTCCACTTGGACTCGGTTACCTCGTTGGTGTTCTTGCGGACTGTTGCGATGTCGTCGGAGCTCGCCACGTCAACTCACTTGCTCGTTGCGAAGACGACTGACAAGATCGGCCTTGCGGTCGTCGCTCATGTACTCGACGCCTTGGCTGTCGAGCTCCTCTTTGAGCTCGGCAACGGTCATGTCGTCGTAGTTGTCTTCTGCAGCTTGCGCACTGCCACCGAGCGGCCCCACCGGCTCGCCCTTGGCAGGAGGCGCACTTGTGGGGTCCGTGTCGTAACGGAAGTCGCTGCCCACGAGCTCCAGGAGCTCGTTTGCCTCATCCGCCGTGACAACCGAACGATCGTGTGCGTACTGGATGTCTTCCTCGGACCATTCCGTGCGGTCCTCGTCCAGTTTCTTTGACATTGCTACCCTCCTTCAGGGGTCGTGTGTCGGCCCGGTGACCGAGGAGCTCTCACACTCAAGGTCACCGGGCCAACTCCGGGGTTACACGTAGGCAGTTGGGATGGTGTACGTGCCGGACGCAGTGATCTGCATCACAGCACCTGCACCACGCTGACGGATGCCGGTACCGAACCCACGGTTGTAGAAGGAGTCGATGAGCGGGTAGTCCGGCTCACGGCCCTTCACCAGCCGCAGTCCACGGAGCGCCGTGTTCTGGTGCTCCCGGATACCGACAGGGTTGACAGCGTTGTTGTCGCCGCCGGTGGCGAACCCGAGGATGTATCCCGCTGGGATGTAGTCCTCTTCGACGATCAGCCAGGAGCCGTAACGGCCCATGACATCAAGCCCGTTCACGGTGGGCGGAACCCCTGCACCTTGCGGGATCACGACGCCACCCGTGTTGGTGGGCAACAGCCACGGAGGCTGACCCGAACCCGGGATGAAGTCGTAGGACGAACCAGTCGCCACTCGGAA